CATTGAGGACGCACGCGCCGCCACTGGCCAAGACCCGCACGGCAAGTACCCGAAGGAAAACGGGAACTTGGTGATCATCGGCAAGGGCTGGACCCACATCGGCATGGTGGTCTACCCCATGCTCTTCAAGGCCGGCGCCTTCCGCATCATCAAAGACGAGGTCACGGGCAAGTGGCGTGCGTTTAACCCCAGCACGGACGAGGCTCGCAAGAAGGAGTCCAAGCCTGCCCCTCCATTGATCCCGCCGCGAATGATCAAGGACATGGCGTGGACGCAGAAGAACGCCGGCTACCTCAACAAGGCCGAGCTGACCAACGGGTGGACGATCTACTGCTTCTCCTCCGAGGGCGAGCCGCCGCAGGGATTCCAAGCCGATCTTGTCCATATCGACGAGGACGTTTCCAACGAGCGGTGGATCGGTGAAATGCAGGCCCGGCTCTCTGACCGCAAGGGGCGATTTGTGTGGTCGGCCATGCCGTGGTCGAAGAATGACGCGCTCTTGGGGCTGTGCGAGCGTGCCGACCGCGCCGAGGAGGAAGGCAAGAAGGATGCGATCATTAGGAAGTTTGTCCTTCGCTTCTTGGACAACGCGCACATCGACCAAGAGGAAAAGAAGAAGAACATCGAACGCTGGTCGTCTCTCGGCCAAGACGAACTCCGCATGCGTGCCGAGGGCGAGTTCACCACCGAATCCACGCTCATGTACCCGTCGTTCAATCCCTCCGTGCATGTCATGGAGCGGTCGGAGCTTCCCGATGGGCGGGTGCCTGCGAACTGGACTCGGTATGTCTCCATCGACCCGGGCCATGCGGTGATGGCGACCATATTCGCCGCAGTTCCACCCGACGAGAAGTTTGTCCTGGTCTACGACGAGCTGTACATACGCAATTGCAACGCCCTGATCTGGGGCGAGGAGTTCTGGAAGAAGGCCCAAGAGCAGCACATCCACTGCGGCATCTTGGACATGCACGGCGGGTCGCTCCGTGACCTCGGGTCTGGGCGGCTTCCCCATGAGCTGTACTCCGAACAGCTGAAGAAGCGGGGGCTCAAGTTCCACATTGGCGGGACGAACTTCATCCCGGGCTCCGACGACATCGCGGCCCGCACCGCGCTCGTTCGCCAGATGCTTCATATCCGCGGAGATGGGACGACTAAACTCCGCTTCCTGAGCGGCGCATGCCCCAATCTTCTCCGCGAGATGCGCCGCTACCGCAAGAAGACGACCACCGTCAACGGGCAGGTGTTTGTGACCGACGAGCCCCAGACCCGGGGCGAGGTCCATGCCTGCCAGACGCTTGAGTACCTCTGCGCCTACGAACCGAAATACCACACTCCCCCCAGGACATACGGCCCCGAGCCTTGGTGGGTGAAGTGGCAGGCTGACCGCCGACGCCGTCAGCGTGAGTCCAGGGATCCCTGTGTCATCTTGGGGCCAATAGGAAAAGCGCGATGAGCGAATATCAGATGCCGTCTGCCGAGCTGGGTGAGTGGGTTCTGTTCTATCCTCACCATGACGCCGAGCCGAACATCGGCGTGGTGACCAAGGTGTCGTCGCGGACGCTGACGATCTGGGTGATCGCCCCGAGCCTGGGCGGGACCGAGAAGTCCTCGGTCCACCATGTCACCGATCCTGGGGTCAACGAGTTCCCTGACTGGAAGCGTTTTGGCTTCTGGGAAACAAAGCCGCGTGACCCCAAGATGGCCATTTTGGCCGAGAAGGTGGCCATGCTGGAGCGAAAGCTGGAGGCCATTGACCCCAAAAAGGCCAAGTAAGGGCATTGGTCAGTAGGAGACTTTGATGGCCGACGACAATCCCCTGCGCCCCATTGTGAAGCGGTGGCTTGAGTGCATCAAGCAGGCCGAGAAGCACAAAAAGCCCTTCAACGATGACGCATCGGAGGCCATGGCGTTCTATGCGTCAGACCCCGATGCGATGTGGAAGGACGCCTACGCGCGAGGGGAACGCGGCTACAACCGTGGGCTGGACGCGCCGGCGTTCCGGATGAGTGTCAACCGCGTGTGGGAGGCTGTTCGTCTCTTTACCGCGGTGATCCACCACCGGAACCCGGCTCGGACGGTCAACCCGCGGGACTATCCCATGGTTGGCCCTGCGCTCTTGGGGGTGAACCCCGGGCCTCCTGTTCCGCAGATGGGGCCCAACGGGCCCGTCATCGGTCCAGACGGCCAGCCGGTGATGATGCCAGACCCCCAAGTCATGGCATACCAGCAGGCCGTCCAGCAGCAGCAGTTCATGCAGGAGCGTCGGAAGGTCGTCAGCAAGCTCCTTGAGGACTACCTGAACTACACCCCGAACGAGTTGGATCTCAAGCGGCACTCGCGGAAGGTGGTTGAGGAGGCGTTCATCAAGGGCGCCTCAGTGTGGTGGCATGAGCTGTACACGCCCCCCGGGGCGAACACCAAACTGGCCGGCTCGTTCTTCGACTCCATTGACAACCTTGTCTGGGATCCGGACGCAGACGAGTATGAGGACATCCGCTGGGCCGCCCGTCGCAGGGTCCAGCCACTTGACGAAGCCGCCGCCAAGTTTGGCGTGTCCCGAGACGACCTCAAGGGACATCTGGAGTCGTACTCCGAGCGCGCCGACGAGGGCGAACGCGGGTATGAATACAAGCGCAAGACCGGCAAGACCAACGACCTGATCTGCTACTGGGAGATTTACTCCAAGACCGGCTTTGGCGACCGGCTCAAGGACGCCGACAAGGATCTGCGCGGCAAGTTCGACGCCCTTGGGCCGAACTGCTACATCGTCGTCGCCGAGGGGGTGGACTTCCCCCTGAATGTCCCGCCGGCCATGTTGGCGGAAGAGGTGGACGAAACCGGCGTGCCGCCGACGATGTTCATGAATGCCCAGTGGCCCATCCCCTTCTGGGCGGAGCCCAACGGTTGGCCGTTCACATTGCTCGGGTGGCACGGCAAGCCCGGCTACTCTTGGCCTATCTCTCTGATCCGCCCGGGGATCGGGGAGTTGCGATTCATCAACTGGGCGATGTCGTTCTTGGCGACGAGGATTGCGACTTCCAGCCAGACGCTCATCGGCGTCAGCAAGGCCGCGGATCCTGATCTCAAGGCCAAGATCCTTGAGAAGAACGAGGGCGGCTTCAAGATCGTTGAAATCTCCGAGGCCATCGGCCGGTCGGTCAACGACGTTCTGTCAGTGTTCAACATGCCCGGCGTTACCTCGGACATGTGGAACATCATCGCCGAGGTCACCGCGCTCTTTGATCGCCGGGTGGGTTTGACAGAACTCATCTACGGCATGTCGCGGGCATCCTTCCGAAGTGCTGCTGAAGCTGCCGTGAAGAGCGAGCAAATCTCGGTCAGGCCCGACGACTATGCGAACACGCTGGAGGACGCCCTGTCCGAGGTCGCCCGCAAGGAAGCGCTGCTTGCAAGGTGGCTGATCTACCCGCAGGACGTCGCGCCGATCCTTGGCAACCTTGCAGCCCAGGCGTGGGCCATGCACGTGCAGAGCGAGGATCCCGAGGCCATTGTTCGGGAGTACTCCTACCGCGTCGAAGCCGGCAGCATGCGGAAGCCAAACATCGCCACTCGCACCGAAAACATGAACAACTTCATGCAGGTCATGATGCCCGTGGCGCAGGGCATGCTGCAGGCCGGACAGCCCGACCTGTTCAACGGCCTCATGGCCGCGTGGGGCAAGGTCAACCAGATGGATGTGTCGGGGTTTGTCGTCCCGCCGCCTCCTCCCCCTCCTCCGCCTCCTGGCCCACAAGAGCCGCCTCCACCCCCGCAGGGACAGTAGTTTCTTATGGACATCCCTTTTGAGGTCCGTCAACTCGGACGCGAAGCAGAAGACACCTACACCAAGGCCCTGCCCTACGGGGAGCGGTGGGCCATTATGGTCGCGCTGCAATGCCCTCCAGGGACCAAGGGCACCGACCGGGCCTACATGGAAGGCCGGATGAACAACCAGCAGCTCAACGACATGCCCGAGCGGCAGGCCAAGTACGTGGCCGCCGAGGCTCGCAAGGCCGGCATCAACATCTCTGGCAAGTACTACTGCGGCGGAGTGGCTGACGGCCGGGGTTGGCGAGATCCCGAAGCCTGGGTGTCGTCCAACGACGACGTTCTTCGGGTGGCGAAAAAGCGCCGCATGTCAGTGTCCGGAAGCGTG